AACCGGAGTAACTGGAGACTTTGACAAAACCTTTACATCTGTTACAGATCATTATGATTCTTTTGTAGCTGAAGGTGATGCGGTTCAAACTGGAATACAATTAAACAACAGAGACAAAAAAGCAGGGAAAGCAGGAGATTTATACGATAATGATAAAGCGTATGCTAAAAAGACCGGAGTCTGGGAAGAGTACATTCCAAGTTCTAATTGGAGAATAGCTGGAGAAACAGGATTAAGGAAAGAATTTAATCAGATTACCAGTGATTATAGAATTGCCGCAAGAGGACATGATGGAGTTATGGAAGGTCTTGATGCTGATAATGGTTTTGGTGACATCATGGCAATCACTTCCTTCCGTATCATGTTTGAACCAAACTCTGTAGTTCGTGAAGCAGAATTTGAGATTACAAGTAAAGCAGGAGGTTTAATACAGAGTTGGCTTAACAAACCTCATCAGATGATGGAAGGTGATCGACTGAAGCCAAAAGTTAGGGAACAGATGAAGGGTCTGGTTGAAGCGTATATGAAAAAAAGGGAGAAGTACGTTAATCGACATTACAATGATTATAGAGCAACAGCACAGAAAAACTTTAAGACTAATGCTGGCATTGAGCATCCTTTTAAAGCATACAAATGGTCATCACATTATGACAAAGGTGTAGCCAAAACTATTTATACTCCTGACGGAGATGTTGACCAAACACAATCATTAGATGCGGAAGAAGATGAGTGAAAAAACTAAAAAAAAGAGAATGCCCTTTAAAAAACTTCTGGCGAAAATAAGATTTGGTCTTACCAAACCAGAAAAATATACTCAGGACGGATTAAATAAATATATTGAGGATAAGGGTTGGACTCAGGAGCAGTTTAAGACAGCAACAGTCAACCATGCCTCGATCCAAGTTAGGAAAAGTAACCCTGAATCAGTATGGGGAGCCGCTAAAGGATATTTTAGGGAGGTTGCAGATGGTCTTACAATAGGATTCTCAGATACAGTTGATAAGTACCTGACAGGGATCATAAATAACAAGGGGATTATGATTCCTCGTAAAGATGAACTTGAATATACAAAACAGTTAATTGCACAAGAACGTGAAGACTTTAGAGAAAACTCACCTATCAATGCTTTTGTGGGGAACATGGCAGGAGCAATGACAACAGGAGGAGCCTTAACAGGAGGAGCCTTAAAGATGTTACCTAAACTTGCTCCATCTGCACAAGGGTTAAATATAGCAGGTAAGACTGTTCCTGCTCCAGTGGCAAATGTCGGGAAAGATATTGCAGTTAATGTACCTCTTGGAGTGGGGGAAGCATCCTTGTATGCTCATAATAAAGGTGGGGAAGTTAATGCTGATACTGCTATCGACTCGACTGCTTATGGAGTCGGAGGAACCTTACTATCAAGACCACTGGCTAAAGGAGCAGAACTTCTTGGAGACTTAGGCAGAGGGATAAAACGAGCAGTTTTCCCAGACAGTAAAAATGCAAGAGAACAAGGTTTGGAAAGAATAGTAGAAGATTGGGAGTTAGACGGAGTTGATCCCAAAGCAAAGTTAGAAGAGTTGGATAACTTAGGATTAGGAGAAGAAGTTAGAACTGGATATTTAGGTGAATATAATACTCAGCAGACAGCAAAAGATGCCATGAACACAAGGGGGGCATCTAAGACTATACTTAAAAAGAATTTGCTGGAGGACATGGAAGGTAACAGAGGATTGACAACAGATTCAATGAAGAAGGGATTAGGGTTTAATGATAATGGAGAGAGTCTGTTAAAAGGGGATATTATCCTGAAGATGAAAACAAATTCAAAACCATTCTATAAAGAAGCATACGCACTTCCTCCAATCAATAATCCAAAGTTGGATTCTGTATTAAAAACGATAGACGATACAACTGGAGGAGAGTTCTACCAGAAAGCTCAGAAGATTGCAAAAAGAGAAATAGAGTTACTTCCAGAAGAACTACAAAGTAATGCCATACTCCCAGATGAAATGCCTTATGGCAATGTTCCTGTTGCAGTAGTTGATTACGTTAAGCAATCACTCGATGACTTGATCAAGTCTGCTAAAGGTAATGATCGAAGGACTCTTATTGCCTTGAAGAAGAAGATGTTAGACATCGTAGACGTAGAGACTAGGATTAAACCCCCAACAAATCAGTTAGATCGTTCTGGGAACCCATTCGATCCTAATACTGGTAGACCCCAACTTGATCCTGCTACTGGACAAGGTGTCCCAAATACCGGACAAACCTTACTTCCCCCTCCTCCCCCTCCTCAGTCACTTGTTGCAGTTGGGGAATCACCATACGCAAAAGCAAGGTCAATCTACTCTGAAGGACATGGCAACCTAGAAGCATACGACTTAGGTAAAAAAGCATACACTAACAAATCTGCTTCTGAGGTTAAGTATGAAATGGATAGTCTCGCTTCTGAAGCAGAAAAGGACTTGTATAGATTGGGAGCATCCACTGAAGCAGTGACCAAATTAAATCTCTCAACTGCTGATACAACAAATGCTTCCAAGAAAATGCTGTCTCCTGAATCAAAAGCAAAACACGGAGTGCTATTTGAGACTCCAGAGAAAGCAGAAGAGTTTACGAATAGACTCAAAGCATTGTCCGAGATGCACAAATCCCAAAGTGCAATGCTCCCTAAATCTGACACTGCTGGTAGCATGATGGACTTTGCAAGAGGGATGATGGACTTTTTCGGGGCTGGAGGTTCTTTATTAAAAAGGTCAGCAGTCGTAGGTGGGAGGAAGATTGCAGATACAGTACAGAAGAAACAGAACCTAGCAAGAAATGAACAGATGGGTCAGATGCAAATGGCTAAAGGAAAGAGAGCAGTTGGAGGAATAATAGATGAGACTGAAGGATTACGGAAGAAGAAGGAGGGAGAGTTCAGTCAAAGTCTAATTAATAGGGGTCTGCTAACTGGTGCATTGACAAACACACAAGCACAAATGATGGGTACTGGAGGACTTTTACAGTAGATTTTTTTGCATATTATTTTACTTTCATTTTACATTCACCTATTTCTTCTCCTGCCAACTCCATACTACTCGCAAGATGTTGTGGTGACAAATGAGCATACCTGAACACCATATCAACTTTAGAGTGTCCCAATAAATCTGCAAGACTTCTTAGCGTTACTCCTGCCATAACTGCACGACTTGCAAATGTGTGGCGAAGATCATGCCAGCGGAAGTTCTCAATCCTTGCGTTTCTTAATGCAGTATCCCATCCTCTCTCAAAATTATTAGGAGCATTAGAATTAACTGGCGAAGGGAATACATAATGAGAAGTGAAATTAATATTCCTTCTTCTCCTCTGTAGAATCTCCATTAAGTCTTTAGTCATTGGAATTGATCGAGGTTTACCAGACTTGGTTTCCATTAGTCTGATGTGGTTCCTTTTAAAGTCCACATCCTCAAACTTTAGTCTCCAAATCTCCTGCTTCCTTGCTCCAGTTTTTAATGCCATTACAACTGCATCCCAGAGATCACCATCACAAGCATCCAATAAATCCTCCTGCTCTTGCTTGGAGAGATAACGAATCCGATGTGTTGGTTCTTCCAGTTTCATTATGGAGGAGCAAGGATTCTTTTCCATCCATAAGAAGTCCTTAACACATCTACCAAGTACAGCACTTAATGATGACAGGTAACGATTCAGTGTTGTGTTTGATCTCTCTGGAGTCTTTAGACTATCTCTGAGGTTCTTAATCATCAGAGGTGCAGACTCAGTTTCCAGAGAGGCAAGAGTCTTTGATCCTAGTTCTGCTTTCCAAAACTTGAGGTGGAGAGTGAATCCAACTTGAGTATGTCTTGCTCGATTGGAGAGGATGTCATCCTCATACTTTCTAATGGCTTCACCAACAGTATGCTTTGATGCTTCTGTTAGTTCCCCAACCTGAACCTTCTGCTTCTTTTCCTTTTTCTCATCATAGATTTTCAGGTACAGTTTCCTAGCAAGTTTATCCTTATCTTTAGCCTTATCATATTCCTCCAGAGTACAGAGGTTATAGGTTGGGGATCGTTTCCCCTCAACTCTGAGTTCTGGAAACCTGCATCTCAGGAATCCAGTTTTCTTATCTTCGTATATTCCTATTTCTTCTCTCATTTTCCCTCCTGTATTTTTTTATTGGTTAAAGAAATCTTTTCTTGACAAACATATTAGTCATGTTACTATACATATTCAGTGTGCATAATTTAACTCTATTATTATAGGAATACATACTGGTATAGGAATATATAATACTTAATATTAATTGTCAAGTAGTAATTTCAATATTTAGGAGAAAAATGAATTTAAGAGAAAAGATGAAGACCTGTGGAGTTACCTTAATCGCAGTTGCAGGGGAGATGCCGGAGAATAACTATCCGCAAATCTGCAATGTGCTGAATGAAGAACTAAATATGAGAGTCCGGACAGTAGCAGAAAAACTCTGTGAAGAGAAGGCTGAGGAATTAAGGTCTGCACTGAGATCAATATAATAGTAAAGTTTAAAAACGTACCAACATGGAGGTTGTTAAATGAAATGTAAAATCTGTAATAAGGAACTAACTGGAATCAAAACTAAATTCTGTGGTGACACTTGCTACCTGAATCATAAATCTGATTCTGCTAAAAGGTTGGTTGCCCTTAGTCATCGAGACAAATCCCCAAGAGAATGTTCAATCTGTAAAACAGAGTTTTATCCCATTCGTGATGATCACCAAACCTGTTCAAAACCCTGCTCATCTATAAGGTCGAAACAGAAGCAGAAAGAACGGAGAGTAAATAATCGTAAATTTAAAAAGGTTAGGCCAATGGAGTTCGCCAAAGCAATGCCTTTTCTCAATAGCAAATATGTTCCAAAGATTGTTTTAAAAACAACTGCTGAGTTTAATTCTTCTTCTACCACTAAAGGAGAGGTTCTAGCGTACCTAAAATCTGGGGGGAAGATCAAACAGTTCCCAGATGAAGTCACAAAGAAAACTTCGGATGTAAATATTCCATTTGAATATACAGATGAGGAGTTATATGGAGTTTCTGAGAGTTCAGAACAACCAGCGTTAGAGCAGGTATATGGAAATCAACATTGATCCTGTTTCAGCACCTCGTCAAAATCGTTCAGATCGTTGGAGGAAACGTCCTGTAGTCTTGCGGTACAGAGCGTATTCAGATGCACTACGACAAGCGTGTCTGAAAGCAGGATTCTTATTAGGAGAAGCAATATACATTGAGTTTCATATCCCAATGCCAAAATCATGGAGCAAGAAAAAGAAAGCGAGGATGGTTGACACTCCGCACCAGCAAAGGCCAGACACGGACAATCTTGCAAAAGGAATTATGGATTCGCTACTTCCTGAAGACTGCAAGGTCTGGCACATTGAAGCAAAGAAGTTCTGGTCTGTAGAGGGTCGCATTGTATTAAAGAATAGATATGGAAAAGATTAACACTCAAATGTGTAGACAACAGCATGACCACATGAGTCTGGTGGAAGCCATTTCGATTGGGTTTGAGAATAAAAGTACAGTTGAAATGTTAGAGGAATGGGGATGTGACTATTCTGGGGATTTAACAGAAGAAGATAAGATTCGTATTGATACTTACTACCATAAAGCACCAGAAATTGATCCTAGTAATCTGTATGGCAAAGTCTATCGTACCTTAATCTGGTACGAATGGAATGCTGAATACTAACGTGACAACTCAAGATCATTCAACAGAAACTGGTTTAACCTGAACCAAAAGTAGTTGCATCTCAGAGTTGTCACAAATCCTAAATTGATAAATGAGAATTAATAAAGAAATCCTCTGGTTAGCAGAAAAAAGAATTGAAGATATTCCTATCCTTAAAAATTCAATACGAGGAAAAGAAGCGAACCTTATTGGATCAATAGGTGAAGTCCTGTTTGAAAGATTTATCCAAGATGAAGGACTCATGATAGAAAAAGAAATGGGTGAGAAAGAAAAATACAATCACGATTTTGTGATTGAAGGAGAGTTCACAGTGGATGTTAAAACGAAAGATCGGTCTGTAGTTCCGAAAAGTAATTATGACTGCACTGTTGCTCAAAAGACTCTGGATCACCAAGAACCCGATTACTTTTATTTCATATCACTTTTAAAGAAAGGAGGTGTGTTTACTGACGGATATTTATTAGGTGCGATTGATATCGCAAGTTTGTTAATAAGAGGAGAGAAATGGAAAGCTGGAGAAGTTGATGCTAGGAATGGAAAAACTATCAGAGTCGATTGTGTCAGTATCGAAATCAAGAACTTGATCAACGATTATGAATTTATAAACAAGGTAACTGGAGCAAATGGATGGATCAGCTAGAAATGGAGTTAGGTAATTTTAAAGTTCTACAAGCAATTCGGAAGTCGAAGGAGAAAAGGAATAAGGAAGCAAGAGAGACTTTCTTCCGTTTTGTAAGATTCAATTTCGGGAGGAGAAATACTAATGTCAATAATTAATCAGACTCAGATGATGAATAAAATTAGAGAATCAACTGAAGCGTATAAACCCGAAGCAGATCAATTGGTCAGGAGTCAAGGACTTGGTGGATCAGATGCTTCTATAATTTTAGGACTGAATCCATTCAAGAATAGAGTGGAACTTTGGGAAGAGAAAACAGGCATAAGAGTTCCTGCTGATCTTAGTGACATCGAAAAGATTAAGTGGGGTGTCCTCTTGGAGGATATCATTGCAAAAGAATATGCTGATCGAACTGGTAAGAGAGTTCGTAATGTTAATAGGACTTACAGACATAAAGACTTCCCATTTCTGCAAGGTCACATTGATAAGAAGATCGAAGGTTTAAATGCTGGAGTGGAGATAAAGAACGTTGGTCTGCGACAAGCAAAATACTGGATGAAACAACCTCCAGTGTATTATGAGTACCAAGTTCTCCATTATCTAGCAATTACTGGATTCGATTATTTTGATGTAGTTGCTCTTGTTGGTGGTCAGGAATTGATGATTCATACAATTCGTAGAGATGAGGAAAAGATCAATGAGTTAGTCAGGAAGGAGGTCGAGTTCTGGAAAGAATATGTCCTCAAGAAAGTTCCTCCAATGCCAGAAAATGCAAGTGAATCGGCTAGTCTATTTCCAATTGGTGATGTCAATAAAGTTGCGTACCTTCCAGTTGGAGATAATTATCTTATCGAGGAATACCAAGAAAATGTTGACCTTATTAAACGCACCGAAAAAAGGAACGATGCGATCAAGACTTCTTTTCAGAATAACATGAAAGATGCGTCTGTATGTGAGGATTCTGAAGGAGAGAGAGTAGCTACATGGTCTACTCAAACTAGGTCTGGTTTAAACCAGAAACAAATGAAGATTGATGAACCAGAGTTGTGTGCTAAATATGCAACTACAACTACGTTTAGGAAATTTTCGATAACCTCAAAAAAGGAGAGTAATGAGTGAAAGTAAATTGTCTCTTGACAATATTGTTAAAGGGAAACAAGAACGACCAATCAGACAAGTTGTCTATGGTTCAGATGGAGTTGGAAAGACTCGATATATGTGCAGTGCAGATGGAGTAATTGTGCTGGATTTTGAAGGAGGTATGGGAGAGATGGATGCTCAGTCGTTTCCTTTGCATGATAAGTCTGTGACTTTCAATGATGCAACTGAAGCATTGAGGTTGATCTATTCCAATTATAAAACACTTGGTATCAAGACTGTCGGAATTGATTCTCTGGATTGGCTGGAGAAAAAAATTCACGAACACATTTGCAAAGCAAATTCTGTCGAGTCAATTGAACAGATCGGCTTTGCAAAAGGATACGTCTTTGCTCTTAATCATTGGCATGATTTTCTCTCTGGACTGGATTCATTGAGAGCATTAGGTCTTGATATAATTCTAGTTGCACACTCACAGATTGTGAAGATAGATGATCCAACAAGTGAATCCTATGATCGACATGATCTCAAACTCGATAAGAGAGTTCGTGGACAAATTCGTGAGTGGGCTGATTTTGTTTCTATGTGTCAGTTTGAAACTCACTCATATAAAGCTGGAGAGAAGTTTGGACAGTCTGTGTATAAAGCAACAACGACTGGAAATCGTATCATGCATACAGTTCAGCAACCTGCATTTGAAGCGAAGAGTCGAGTGTCAATCCCAAGTCCAATTCCTTTGGATTGGAAAACTTTTAAATCAGAAATCGCAAAAGCGAGAAAGGGATAATATGAATCTTAATTTTGATAGTACAACAGTAGTAAGTAACGAGATACCTTCAGATTTTGGAGCAATTCCAGAAGGTAAATATCTGGTGCATATTGCAGAGACAGAAGAAAAAATGTCTAATGCAGGTAACAAGTATCTTAACCTGAAACTCCAGATTCTTGATGGAGAATATAAGAATAGGTACTTATGGGATATTGTCAATCTTTGGCATCCAAAAGACAATGTGCGAGACATTGCTAGTCAGACTATGGCAAGTATATGTCGTGCAACTGGAGTCCTAAAACCTGCAACCTCAGAAGAACTCCACTATAAACCATTGACTGCATCCATC